CTGAGTATATTGGTGGAGGTTCTACTTATGTTAATGTCAATCCAATTGCGCAAACGTCTGCTACTTCCATTTCTGGTGGTGCTACTCCGCTTGGTAACCTTGCCGCTATGGGTACTGCATTGGCTCAGGGACATGGTTTTACTTATCATGCTCAAGAACATGGATATATAATTGGTTTGGTAAACGTAAGAGCTGATTTAACATATCAGCAAGGTTTACCTAAGATGTGGTCTCGTGAGACACGTTATGATTTTTATTTCCCTGTATTTGCTCATTTAGGCGAGCAAGCTGTTTTAAACAAGGAAATTTATGTTACTGGTACTTCAACTGATGATGCTGTATTTGGATATCAGGAACGTTGGGCAGAGTACCGTTACAAACCTTCTCAAATTACAGGTTTGTTTAAGTCGACTTCAGCTGGTACGATTGACCCTTGGCATTATGCTCAGAAGTTTACTTCGTTGCCTACGTTGAATTCAACTTTTATTCAAGAAACTCCGCCTATCGACCGTACTACTGCAGTTGGTTCAGCTGCTAACGGTCAGCAGTTTTTGATGGATGCGTTTTTTGATTGTAAGATGGCTAGACCTATGCCTATGTATAGTGTTCCTGGTTTAATTGATCATTTCTAATGTTATATTAGCTGGACTACTGGGAAACCAGTAGTCAGCAAACAACCGGAGGGCGTTAGTATGGGTTTAAGTTTAGGCAGTATTGGTGCTGCTGTTGGTGGTTTTTTTGGCGGACCTACTGGTGCCGCTATTGGTAAAGCTGGCGGTGATTGGTTAGGTGAAAATTCTGGCGATTTAATATCGTCAGGTGCTAGTATTTATAATGCTAACCAGACTCGTGATTTTAATGCTGAACAAGCTAATTTATCTCGTGAAAGTCAGTTGGAGTTGGCCAACACTCAATATCAACGTACTGTTAAGGATTTAAATGCTGCTGGTTTAAGTCCTATGCTTGCTTATTCTAAAGGCGCTTCGCCTATGCCTTCTGCTGTTACTGCATCAAGTAATGTTACTGCTGATGCTCCCAGATTTGGTGAAACATCTCAGCGTAATGCTGCTGCTGCTTTGGCTAGAGAACAAGTTAATCTTGCTGAGTCTCAACGCTTAGTAAACATTCAAACTGCTAAGCAAGTTGCTGAACAAGCTCGTAAAACTGCTTATGAAGTTGATACTATGTTGCCTACTCAGCTTTTATATGATATGGCTTTAAAAGGTTCTCAGATTAATTCTAATACTGCTGGTGCTCGTAATACCAATGCTTTAGCTGGTTTAACTGAAGAAGGTAAAGCTCCTTCTTCTGATAGTACTATTACTCGTACTGCTAAAGATGTTTGGAAATTTGGGGTTGAAAACCCTAATAAGTTTTTTGAGAATATGATTGGTAATGTTCGCAACTATATGAAAGGTAGAAAATGACTAAAGTTTTCGTTCGTAATCCGTATAATTACGATATGGCTCTTGTTTCACAAGAGACTGGTCTTGAGTGTAAAGACCCGAGTTTGGCTCAACAACACATGAAGGATGAGTGTGATATTAATGTTTTAGTTGAGCGTTTTGGCGTAACTGGTAAGTTTCCAGTAACCGCCATAGAGCCGTCATACGGCGATTTTAGTGGTGTATCTAACTACCACGATGCAATGAATAGAATTAAAGCCGCTGATGAGGCTTTTATGGCTTTGCCAGCTAAGATTAGGGCTAAGTTTGACCATGACCCTAATGCTTTGTTAAATTATTTGCAGAATGAAGAGAATCGCGATGAAGCGATTCAAATTGGTCTTATTGATGGTAAACCTGTGGTTGAACCCATCGTTTCTGCAGTAGAAACACCTAAGCCAGACGCGTAAGCGGATGGCAGCACAGTTACTCTACTTGATGTAACTGTGCTAGGTGACACCAAAACCACATTTATTAACTACGGAGTGCAATGTTATGAGCCTTTATAGAAAACCAATGAGCAAGCATGGCGCAGCTAAGAAGTTTCGTCGCGGCGTAAGCAAGACCAAGAGCATTAATATGCGTACTTCACCGCAACGCGGTGGTTTTAGACTGTAATTTATGGCGTGTTATAAGCCGTTAACGGCTTATCAATGCGCTGACAGGTCTATTATTTGGCGGGAGATACCAGGCGCGGATGTAGTCCGCACCTTGTCATTGCCTTGTGGTCAGTGTGTTGGTTGTCGCCTTGAACGCTCACGTCAGTGGGCGGTTCGTTGTATGCATGAGGCACAAATGCATACTAGTAATTGTTTTATTACTTTGACATATGCTCCAGAGCATTGTCCTAAAGATTATTCTTTACATTATGAGGATTTCCAGCTTTTTATGAAACGCTTGAGAAAGCGTTATACTGGAAAGACTATTCGTTTTTATATGGCAGGTGAATATGGTGAATCTTTTGATCGTCCTCATTTCCATGCTTGTATCTTTGGTCTTGATTTTGAAGATAAGAAGTTTTTCCAAAGAACGCAGACTGGGTCTATCTTATATACGTCAGAAATACTTAAAGAGCTTTGGCCGTATGGTTATAGCTCTATTGGTGATGTTAACTTTGAGTCTGCTGCTTATGTTGCGCGATATATTATGAAGAAGATTAACGGTAAAACCGTTAATGAAAACCACGAAGTGGTTGACGCTGATGCGCATTATCAGTATTGTGATTTAGAGACTGGTGAGATTATTCAGCGTAAGCCTGAATTTAATAAGATGTCTCTTAAGCCTGGTATTGGTCAGGCTTGGTTTGATAAGTTCATGTCCGATGTGTACACTACGGACTCTGTTGTGGTGCGTGGCAAGAAGTGCCGTCCACCACGTTTTTATGATAATAAGTTTAAAGAATTGTTTCCAGAGCAGTTTGATGGTATACAATTCGCTCGTGAGCAAGAAGGTCGCTCACATTTTGAAGATAACACTTTAGAGCGTTTGGCTGTAAAGGAAAAAGTCGCTTTGGCTAAGTTATCGCTTTTAAAACGTAAGATTTAAAGGAGTATTTATGAAATTAGTTATTGTTTCTATTAAAGACCGTGCTGCTGATGCATTTGGTCGTCCAGCTTATGTTGCTACTGAAGGTGTAGCTATTCGTCAGTTTAGTGATGAGGTTAACCGCGCGAGCGAAGATAACCAAATTTATGTACATCCTGACGATTTTGATTTATATTATTTAGGCACTTTTGATGATAATACTGGTGCTTTTGATTTATTGGCTTCTCCTAAGCAGATTTGTCTAGGAAAGCAAGTTAAGATTCGTGAGACTGATTAAGTTTTTTTAAACCGTATCACTCGTAAGAGTGGTACGGAATTCTTCGGGAGATTGCTATGCATCGTAATAAGTCGGTAAGTTCTCATAGTTTTGCTATGGTTCCTAAAGCGGATATTCCGCGTTCTACTTTTGATACTCAATACGCACATAAAACTACGTTTGATGGCGGATATTTAGTTCCTATTTATTGTGATGAAGTCCTTCCAGGCGATATGCACAATGTTAAAGCTACTATGTTTGCTCGTTTGGCTACGCCATTGTTTCCAGTTATGGATAATTTGCATCTGGATACTTTTTTCTTTTTTGTACCTAACCGATTAGTTTGGTCTAATTGGGTTAAGTTTATGGGTGAGCAAGCGAACCCAAGTGATTCTATTTCTTATGTTGTTCCGCAGATTACTTCACCAGCTGGTGGATATGCGGTTGGTTCTTTGTTTGACCATTTTGGTCTTCCTACTGCTGGTCAGATTACTGGCAGCAATACGGTATCGCATAATGCGTTACCGTTACGAGCTTATAACTTAATTTATAACGAGTGGTTTAGAGACGAGAATTTGCAAAATTCCGTTGTTGTTAATACTGGTGATTCAGGTGATGATGTAACTGATTACGCTATGTTAAGACGTGGTAAGCGTAAGGATTATTTTACAGGTGCTTTGCCTTGGCCTCAGAAAGGTGATTCTGTTACTTTGCCATTAGGTACTCAAGCTCCTATTTATTCTAATGGTTTGACTCCTCAAATTAAGACTGTTGGTGATTCTACTGTTCGTGATGTTGAAGCTTTTTATGCTGGTGGTCCTGCTTATAATTCTTTTATTTTAGGTGGTGGTACTATGAGTGCCACTCCTTCTAAAACGTTATGGGAGACTTCTGGTTTATATGCTGATTTAAGTGATGCTACTGCTGCGACAATTAATCAATTGCGTCAGTCATTTCAGATTCAGAAGTTGCTTGAGCGCGATGCGCGAGGTGGTACACGTTATACTGAATTGTTACGTGCTCATTTTGGTGTGACTCCTCAAGATTATCGTTTGCAACGTCCTGAGTATATTGGTGGAGGTTCTACTTATGTTAATGTCAATCCAATTGCGCAAACGTCTGCTACTTCCATTTCTGGTGGTGCTACTCCGCTTGGTAACCTTGCCGCTATGGGTACTGCATTGGCTCA